TTGCCCCAACCCAAACACTAGAACGGGAGCCGCATACGCCGTGCACCCACTCTTCGGTGGAGGGGTGGCCGAGTGGCTGAAGGCGGCGGTTTGCTAAAATGGTTTCCGCTGTACCGAAAAACAGGCTCCGATACCGGAAAGCCGCGGAATGTCTCGCCAATATGGCGATTTTCGCGCGCGCGAAAATCTAAGCTTTTAATTCCTAACGAAAGGAGTCGGGTGCCAAAACCGGTGCCAACGCCGCCTTAGTCAGCTTACCTCTCGCCGCGTCAGCAACTCCATAACCGCCCGCCGACGAAGGGGCGACGGCACGGACATCCGCTGGCGTGCGCGACCAGAGAACGACCATTTGACCGGACGCGCGCTGCCTCGGTGATCATCGGGCGAGATCCGTAGTCGTATAAAACACGCAGCGCCCCCACAAACAGGCTACTCACAAAATAGTGGTCGCCTCTCGTTCTCCGACCCCCTTAGTTTGAGCGCAGCCGCGGGTGGATGGCTTAGCTATCTTTAGCTGAACCGCTTGCGCCACCTTAAACCAACGATTATCGTTCGAAATTGAGCTTTATCGATTCAGATACGTGCCCCCTTGTGACCCAAAAGAGCTCGTCCATGACCTTTCGGATGCAAAACAATCAAAACGCTGCAGGATGCAGCAACACGCATCGTTATAGAAGAAAGACGTCATTTAGAATAGTTGATGTGGTATCTTTGGTTTTCTGCGCGGTGATGAGCTTCGTTGTACCTACACCAGCAGCTTTTGCCCAATACAATAATGGAATGGGAATTTTCAATGGTGTGGTAGGCGCGATAATCAATCAGAGCATTCAACAACAGCAACTCCAACAACAACAGCAACTCCAACAGCGCCAGCAACAACAGATTTATCAACAGCAACAGCTACAATATCAACAACAACAGCAATATTTACAGCAGCAGCAGCCCATCCGCGACGAAGAAGAAGCGGAACGTCTTCGGCAGAAGCGTGCCGCGATTGCGGCAAAGAAAGCGAGAGATGCAGCAACACCGCCAGTTCCTCCGCCGACTGGTGCGAGTGGAAATTTCACGGTTGCAATGACAAAGAATGGCGGCACGTTTCAAGTCCCAGTGCGTATCAATGGCGTCATCAGTATTGATTTTACTTTAGATAGTGGCGCGGCCGATGTTGTATTGCCAGCTGACGTAGTCTCGGTCCTCTTTCGATCGGGAACGGTAAAGGAAAGCGATTATATTGGCAAACAAGTCTATACGCTTGCTGACGGGTCAAAGCTGCCAAGCATGAGATTTAAGCTGCACAGCTTGCAAGTCGGGGATCAGACCCTCACCGACGTCGTCGCAAGCGTCGCTCCGTCCGCGGGCGGCCCGCTGCTCGGCCAAAGCTTCCTGTCCCGATTTGCTTCCTGGACGACGGACAACACCGCTGGCACCTTGACGCTTACGCTTCCAGGCGCGACGCCGCAGCAAACGGCGGCGAATACGGCGGTGCCGCCCAACCCGGTCCCCGTGGCAGCCGTCATCCCGCCCGCGCCTGCTTCCGCGGCTCCCGCTCCTCCGCCCCCAGTGCAGAAGGAAAGTACCGCGGTCGACAAGTCGTCAACGGGGTCGTCTCCGCCAACAGGTACACCACCACCCCCGGATAAGGCGGCAGCAATTGCGTCGGTGACCCCGCCTCCGGACCCCGGCACGCGGCCCAGCGCAGGGGCACCGGTCTTCCCAGACAAGACGGCCTATGCCAGCGGGCGCCGTAGCCTCATCGCCCTCGGATACGGGCCGGTGCTGCCGGCTGAAGCGCAACGGTGCGATCCAAGTAAGGACAACCCATGTTTCCCCGAGCGGGAGTCATGTTCCGGGGCACCTTCGCCCACTTGCAATTTCTTCTGGAAGCGGGGCGACACCTTGATTTTGGTGCAAACCGTCAACAATCCGCCGACAATCTCTAAGGTCGAGTGCCAAGTTAACTGCCAATAACGCCGTCCTCCACCAAGTGGCTGTCCGCTCCCGCCTGATGATCACCGAAGCCGAGCGATAATTCACCGATCGTGCATCCCTCCCTTGGCACCAGTCCTGCTTGTAGGATGCCGAGTAGACGCTGACCGCGGCTTCATTTCCAGGATCAATGCATGCGTAAAATCGGTCGCATCACACTTAGCCTCTTCGTCGCCATTGTCGGGGCTGAAGTGTTGTCGACCGCGATCCTGATCGGCCTGGGTGCACCAGCCTCGCTTGCATTCGCCCCGACATCATGGATTTTGCGCCTCACCGACCCGATAACTCTCGTCTTCGGTGTCGGCTTTTTTTGGCTGTCCCTCCGGCTTTTGCGGCGCCTGTGGCCTCAGCCGAGGCCTTCAATAAAGGTGACCGAGAGTTCGCACCCTGCGCGCCATAAACCGGCCGCTGATCGTGATCGCCAACGGGCGTAACAACAATGGGCCCCCGGGGGAAATGAAACCGAGCCGTGCTAACCCCCGACCGCGGGCCACCCCTGAAATGCGTGAGAGACAAAGCGCCATAACGAAGGCGCGATGGGCCGATCCGGTAACAGGGGCGAGAATCAGAGCCGCGATCCGCAGCCCGGCTAGCCGAGAAAAGATGAGTGAAGTCTCAAAAGCTAGATGGGCTGATCCTGCGATACGCGAAAGAATGGTCGCCCACTTACGGGCGATTCACGCCGATCCGGTTGCGCGTCAAAAACAAGGGGCGGCGGCCAAGAAGCGGTGGGCTGATCCGGAGATGCGAGCCAAGATAGTAGCGAGCATGAAGGCTGCCAAAAGGCGCCGCAAGAATAGGGATACCGCCAAAAGCTAGAGAGCAGCGGAGCTGTACGGGCCTTAGAAACAGATGAGCCCGGCACAATCGGGGAGAAAGGCCGGGCTCGCTTCCGGGTGGGGAAGCGGCGCGATCCGGGTTGTGGGGGTCGTCACGCGCCGCGATCAAGATCTCAGCACACCCGTAAATTACGCAAAGAATTTGATGCTTAATTTTGGTTTAGCCCGAAGGGACAGAGCCCGGCACTCGTGGCGAGGTGCCGGGCTCTCTTCCCTCGTCGGGGGAAGAGTGCGATGGAAGACCAAGGGAGATCACCTTTCGCGCCGGTATTAACCGTATTCCCGTTGCGGTGGGCGCGTCACGGGGAAAAGAGCCCTCTGGCGCCAGCCATCAGTGCTGGCCGTGTCGATCCCGACCCCGCCTCACAACGTTGTTGAGGAGGAGTACCGCCAAGACCAGCAGCGTGGCGCCTAACGTGATCCAGTAAAGCTTCATGCCCATCGGGAACTCTCCCCAATGCGCTCCGCGCTTTAGTAGTGAGTGACTGTCGTGGGCGCTAATCGACCGGCTCGATCCAGCAAGATCGATGCCGAACGCGTCCCGCGCCGCGGTGAGGCCCGGTTTTTCAGCGGCCAGACCTAGCCGCGCCTCGGCGTCGCGCGCACCGCTACCGCTGCCGAACAAAAGCCCGGCGCGCCGCTGGGCGACACCAGGCGATGAGGTTGACCCCGCGTCGCAAATGACGCGATGCTGAGATATGGCCGGCAACCGGCGACGAACACCGCCAAGTCCTGACAGCTTGATCAGGAGCCTGCCGCTGGTCCTTTTGATCCTTGCCTTGGTAGCGGTCGCTTTGGCTCTATGACGGATGGACAAAACGCCCAAACCCGGGAGGCGTCGACGTGTGGTCTTCGACATGCTGGTCGGCGAATGAGGTGGGGCAGACGCCGCAAATGCTCTTCAACCTCATGCGCAATCTTGGCGAGATCAAAAGCGAAGCACAGCTGGAGGCGATCAGCCATCTCGTCCGAGTTCTCGCGGGTTAGCCGTGCCGCGCGCTAGGTTCTTGGAAATCAGCGCGGCGGTGTTCGCCCTTGTCGCGGCGGTGTTCTGGTTTCTCTCCGCCCTGAGACGCTTACCGCGTCAACGCCTCTATTGGGATGGAGATGTGCCGGAAGGCGACCCGTACCTAAGAGCGATCCGATTTTCGGCCGTTATGAACAAATGGGCCGCTGGGTTTTCGGGGCTCTCCGCCGCGTGCATGAGCGTTCGACTGTTTCTTCCGTAGCCGGGCCATCTTCGTCGGCGCTTACGGCGCTCTATTAGCTACGCAGATCGAAGTCCTCGAGCAGCGGGTCCGCAAGCTGGAGCAGCCGCGCTAGCTCCTGGAGGCGCTGTCTCCTCTGACCCTGCCCTCGACCCGCTTCCCTACGCTAGCGCTTCCGCTGCGCCCGCTCGGCTACAGGAGGAGGAATAGCGCACAGAGGCTGATGACCAAGACGGCCAGCAAGACCGTCATCACGACCATCTCGCCCTTGCCCGGCAACTTGTCCGCGCCTAGAGGATGAACAAAACGCCATACAGCACGGCGCAGAGGCAACCGACCGTAAGCGCCGCTGCCAGATAGTCCGCATAAGTCAGCATGCTCCGCCTCCCCATCATCCGCTTGGCGATGGCAGCATAACGTTGCCTCGCGCGTCATCACGCGCTTGCATCCATCGTGCCGACCGATCACCCGTGGCAGGGTCGGCGCTTACGGTACGGGCCGTAGAAACGGAAGAGCCCGGCACGCGGGGGGCGGCCGGGCTCGCTTCCGGGAAGCAGCGCGGCCGAGGTTTGGGGTCGTCTCGCGCCGTTGTTAAGCTTATTCTCGTCCGTGTTCGCGCGCCACGGGATTTTTTGTTACGCACTGCCGAGAAGCCAGCAAAGAAAAACCCGGCGCCGCAGGGCGACGCCGGGAGGTGCGAGAGGAAGCTACTAGGTGCAGCTGTGATAACGCTGGCTGACCCTGATCAGTTCCCCGTGGCGGGCTCTACCTTGCGATAGACAGCGCGCGTGCCGTCCGGCTGCTCGATCACCACGGAGCCATCGGGCCGCTGGTTGACGAGCGACCCTTTGCCCTCCATTCGCCAATAAAATTCGGTGTCCAGGTGCAGCTGCTCGGCCTGCCTCCATCCGAATTTCGCGGCGAACCCGATGGTTTGGAGAAATCCCCCTCGATACCAGACCGCTCACCGTCGGCGAGAGCCTTGCGCATGGCACCGACGATCAGCGCGAGCCACCCCCCGCTGCGATAAACCGCCTTATCCTCCTCCGCCACAACGCGCAGGTACTCGACGGCGTAGCGAGAGCCGGTCCTACAGTCCTCACCGTAGTCGCCCGACGGCGTAACGTGCCAAAAGCTCCGTTTCGAGTTGCGTCGGGATGTCGGCGCATGGTCGAACACGAACGGCAGGCTTGTGATCGGGTGCTGTTTGTTGCGCGCGCTCATGCCACACCCCCTTTCTCCGCGATGGCGCGGAGCCCGGCGATCACCGCGTCTAGGGATGGGGCGGCCAGCTCGAGCAGTGCGATCGCCTCGGCAAGGCTGGCCGGGGGCGTGTTGGTGATCTGATTACGCAGGGTGTCGGGTACGCCGTCATCGATCTTGTGGTAGAGGCGGTAAATCTCCTCAAGGTCGACGCCGCCGGCGAGCTCCCGAACGTCCTGCTCTTGCTTCTCGAGCCAGAAACTGAAGTTGTCGGCCGCGTCGCTGATTCTGACGGCCAGCGATCGAATTTGTTCCTCTACCACGATCATTTTTTGAAGTCGGCTCAGGCCGCTGGGCAGCGGCACGTACGCGTGCTTCCCGCCGTCGAGAAAGGCGGAAACCTGGAGCAAGCTTCCGTATCCCTCGTCCGATGCATCGAATCCCAGAGATGGGATGACGGCGAGGCGCAGCTTGATCAGGGCGGTACGCCGGTCCAGCGGCGGCGACGCACAGATGTCCGCGTAAAGATCAAAGATTTCGTCGGTGAGCGGATCGATCTGAGTTTTTTGAATCCTCAGCGCTTCGCTGTGCTCCACCGCCTCACGCTCCAGATCGTCTAGAGCCATTCGCTTGGCGAGTAGATCGACGATGGCTCTCTCCGTCGCGACAAACTGCTCCTCGGTAATCAGGATTTGCGGCTTACGGCTGGATGGCTTTTCAGAATGGTCTTTGTCGGTCGTCATGCTCTGTGCTCCTTGTGACGGGACGCCAAGAGCCCGGCGGTTCACAAGACGCACAGAGTCGTCCCCGTTGCCCTTTAGGGTTTCCCCCTGGACATACGACAACGGCCGCCGGACACGAGTTGAGCATGATGGCTCTGTGCATAGCCTTGTGAAGGGCTACGCGCAGCATGCGCCGGCGGCACGCGGGATGCAAGAACCTCGCGGGCCTACGTTGAGGAGCTGGAATTGTCGGAGTATCAACTGCACGCGCTTAGCAAGGCGTGGATCGTCGCCATGGTGGCCGTGACCCTGTTTCTCGTGTCGGTCGGGATCAGAGGTGTATGGAACCCATCTACCTACGAGCGTGCCTTGAGGCAAACGCTCCTTAACAACGAGCTGTAAACAAATGGGCGCTGCGGTCGCCGGGCGGTCGCAAGCCGCTCGCGCAGCTCCTCCCTCGTGACCTATGCTCTACGCCAAATGGAGCGCTATCGACTCGTCCAAATCCACAAGTAGGGGCCGTTGCTCGCGCGCGTCTGGTTCTATGATCTGCGCGTACGATGGGCCCGATTTCGCCAAAGGCGAGCACGTCTCGCTCTCGAGGCGCGCGTCCGTCGGCGGTTCCACCAATCGATAGCAGAGCGGGAACAACCCGGAAGACGCCAGGCTAAAGCAGCTTCCAAACCAAGGCGCAAACGGCCAGGAGCACGATGAGGCCGACGAGCGCGGAGCCATGCTTATTACCCTTGCGCCGCTTGGTGCTGATCACGCTGTAGGGCATGCCGGTGCCAACCTTGCCGACGGGGGCGAAAGTGGTCATCGGGAAGGTGCATCCGTCGTTCGAGGGTCGGGCCAATCAGTGCCGTAACCGGTGTCGTCGACAAACGCCACCAGACTCCCATGACTGACTGCAGCAGCACACATCAAACCCAGCATGAAGACCGAGCGCCACGTTGGCGTTTCCGCGGCCTCCACGGCATCAAAGTAGTGCTTAAAGGCGGTCAGCTCATTCATCGGCCTCGACTACGAGGAGTTAGTCGAGGAGGTGCAAGACAATTTATGGTTAATCCAAATCAAATACCGGGCTAATTTTCTCGCGAGCTACGGATTTGGCTCCGACTGGATGATCGCCACCTCTTGCTCAGGAAGCGCGCCAACAGCTCGAAGAATTAAGCATAAAATTCTTTGTGTATTTTATTGGTTGTGCCGAATGCTGACCCACGGCCATTAAATTTGTGGCGATCTCGGATGAAATGGTTTGCCGGTACATTGATTGGATTGGGAAGCGTCGCCTTTGTAGCGGGGGTTGGATACGTAGCAGCGGTCCTCTGGTTTAACGCTTTCATCGGTCGGTGACGGCCGGTGGAAGAGATGGTCCGCGAACATGATTTTATCGACGGCATCTGCCGCTGGTGCGGCGGCCACAGCAGCGAGTTTCTCACCGCGCTGTTGACCTGCGTTCCGCGCTGGGTCGAGGCGCGGCCCCGCTCAACACCGACGAGTGTCTTCAAGGATCTGGCCTCGATTGGTGATCGGATGCGGGAAATTCAGGCCGAAGAAATCGCCTCCGCACCCGCTGAACACATCCCTGATGAACCCGACTGATGCGCGCGCTAGAGTGCTCCCCTAAGGACAAAGAGATGAGGGGATGGAAACATGCTACAGCCGCGCGCTGCCGACGATTTTGCCGCGATCCGCGCTCGTATGGAGGAGTTGCGACGCGAGCAACAACGCCGGCCGACAGGCGATGAAATCGTAGTTTTGCCGGTCCGCCCGGTGAAGCGTCGCCTGGTGGCAACCGGAAAGCCCTTATCGCCGGCTATCCGTCGACTGTTGTCTCGATTGGCGAGGTGAGTGCTCCAGTTAGTCGAACTCCCTGATCACCCCGGAGAATCCCAGAAGCCGGGCTCACGAGGATCAATAATCCTATAGCCATCCATCTTAGGCGGTCGGATGTCGGCACCCGCTTTCGCTGCAAGCGCGACGCCATTCACATAAACGTCGAGAAGCGAATCGATGCTGTCGCGATCAAATATTTTTCGATCGCGGCCGAGTATCGCCCGAAACTCGCGCTTTCCGCTCGCGCCGGGACCCGCATACAGATACTCGAAGTCTGCTCCTGCAAAATCATCACGAGCAAAGGTTGCCAGTGCGATTGAGCAAGCAAGATCGATTTGCACTTCCGTCGGTCTATGACCCTTCCGGAAACCCGGCATCACGACAAAAGCTTCGCGCCGGTTCACGCGAACCATCGGCGCTTTGATGCCGATGTAGACCGTGGAGTCCGCGAATCGTCCTACTGCGACCGCGGTGAACCCGATGTGATAGCAGGTCGAAATATTGTCGACTGCGTAGGGGCAGACCTCAGCAATCGCCTCCGTATTCGCCTTTCGACCTTTCGGATTCCCCAGGGTTCCACAGTATTCGATAGCTCTCTCCGCGGTTATGGCACCCCTAAACAAGTCAAATGTAGCGCGGATGGCCGGATCATAATTGAAGCCTCCGCCGCGGTTAGTGTTGTATTCGTTCGCAAGCCACTCGGCCACCTGCTCTGGGGTCGCACTTAGCGGGCTGAAACCTAGAGCGCGAGCAACATCGAGGACGTTAAGAAAAAGAACTCCAGCCATACCGAAGCTCCGGGAGAGGCGATCACTCGATCATACCCGAAGTCGTTTGGGGAGGCCATCAAAGTGCGCTTTGATATCGTCGTTACGCAGTCTGAGAGCCAGGCGCCCAATTGGCAGCGCTGTGTTCCACAGGCGATCCCAGGGTGACCCCCTTTCATGCGTCATCTCGGATAATTTCCAGGCATCGTGTACGTGATACACGAGGTAGATATTGCTAACGAAGCGCCTGTCTTCATCAGGGAATTCAGGTTTGATCTCGATTTTATTTCCTGAATAAATATCTAGCTTTAGGGCCCGTGTTCTAATGGGTCGATCGCCAAATGAGTGAAATTCATCTCTAACAGCCTTGATCACTGGACCGTATTTCCACGCCTCGAAATCTTGTTTTACTAATGGTTGTCCCTTTTCTACTAGGTACCAGCCCTGAGCAAAATACAAGATCTTGTAGAGCGAAAGCTGAGTTAGAAATTCCCCGTGCTCCTCTGCGACATCCAGTAGGAGATTGGCCACGGCTCGCCCATCGTACGGAGCACGCAACGCCATCATTATGAACTCTGATCGATCCGGCATCGATGGCAGCCGACCAGACATTCCGCAAATGTTTCCGATCGACGTCGGGGGGATAGCCTCACCCGGCATCTCCGACGGGCAAACCGGCGATCGAGCGCGGATTCGATTTGTCGCATAGCGCCCCGCCCTCATCGGTGACATCCCACGGGCTACCACTCAATTAGCATCCTACCATTTTCCCATCGAGCACGACGCACCCGTCGCAGATGAAGACGTTCATCGCAATCGACTAGGCATCCGCGCGAACCACGGTCGACGGCCCAGCCAACGTGACGACCGGGCTCGGGACCCCGCCATTCGTCAGGTTGATGCTCGGGCTGTGGATGGTCACCGAGGTCTTGCCATAGACGTCGATCATCGTGGTGTTGGTGCCGTCGCCAATCACCATCGTCTTGCCGAAGAGCTTGCAGACAGCCCCCATCAGCCCTTGCAGGATCTGCCACATGGTCCCGCCGGCGCCGTCATTGCCGGCCCCGTCGACCATGTAGAGCGAGAACTCGCCCGGCTGATGACTAGTCGGCCGATAGCGAGCGTCCATGACGCCGACGACGGAGTTAAAGGCCCGCTGCCCGCCCTGGTGGAGAGTAAACAGCGTCGCGCCCTGTAGGGGCACTGAGACGAGGCCTAGCGGGTGGTAGTTGCCAGCGTAGCGGAGCTCGGTCGGATATCCCTCGTACTGCAGGTCTTGGACTGGCCCTGTGTCATCGACGAGGGTGACAGTGCCATGTCCCAGCATGTTCCGCTGGCGGAAGTGCAACCGATCAGCCTGGTCATAGGTATCCCAAAGTCGCGGGTTCATTTACGTCCCCAAATTTTCTGGCCGCGTTTCGGTCGGTGACGGGTCTTGGTAGCCCGGCAATAGGTTGAAATAGAAAGGCTGCGGCTGGAAGCCCTCAGGCGGCATCAGCGTCAAGAGGGCGGTTTGTCCGGCATCGCTCATCAGCCACGCAACCTCGGCGATGAGCATGTCGCGCTCGACCTTCATGCTCGGCAGCGAACAGTTCGTAATCGTATTGGGCGTCCAAAGCGCGCCGTTGCCGTCGCGCCAACCGGTCACCGTCACGTCGACGATCATCGATCGACCGATCCGGCGGCTGACTTCCCAATTCGCGCGCTGCTGAGCGAACCGCAGATCAGGTCCCGGCATATCCATCACGATCAATTTGGGCCGGTAGCGCTTTACGCCAGTGTCCTGCGCTGACGCCTCGATATTGAGGACCGGCGGGACCGAACCCTTCACCGGCGCTTGGCCGACGACATAAATCTGAGAGTAGCGCTGATCGTCGGACAACCTTGCTTCCGCGACCTCGCAGTTCACACCCTCGACCAGAGATGAACCCGCTCGCGTCGTGCCGACCTTCGCAAGCACGAGACGCCCTTGCGGGTCATCATACATCAGGAGCTGGACGGTCCGAGCCATGTACTCGAGAAGCTCGGCCGGCGTCTCTCCTGGATTGACAGAGAAGGGCGGGATCGACGCGCCATTCGGCGCCGTGATCAGCGACACATCCCCGTCCGGCATAACGACCTGGATCTTGAACGGGTTGCAGAGCTGCTCGGCGATCGCCTTGAACGAAGCAGCGTGAAAATACCAGGGCGGCAGTGCCGCCGGTGGAGCGAGCGAACAATCGACGAGGTCCTGCGTCTTTGACCTCGCCTCGGCGCGGACGATGTGCGTGCCTTGGTCTTCGTGCGGCCAATAGAGGTTCGCGTAGCCGGTGAGGATCAGATCGGGCCCGAGATAGACCTGGACCGTGTTACCGGGGTCGATGACGGCAGGAGAGGCTTGGCCCGGGTAGAGCTCGGTGAATTCGAGGGCCACGCCCGAGGGCAACCGCTCGATCCCACGCGTGACCCTGGCGCCGGTCCAGCCGCCAATCGCCTGGCCGTTCGACTTGACCGTGATGACATCGCTCGCGGTACTCTGCATATCCCCCTCGGCTACTCGGTAGGTTTTCTGTCGCTGTCGGGTGCATCCTCTGCGTCGTGGATTACGCCGAGGAGCTCGTTCGCGAATCGCCCCAGCTCATCGAAGAGGCATGCCCTGCTGACAGCGCGGCGGCGACCGGCAATAGCGTCGGTAATAGCGACGGTAATAGCGACATCACCCCCAGCGGCGCCGAGGTCCTCGATGACCTCGGTCAAGCGCCGCCACACGCCCAGGGTCGCGCTCCGAAGGTGAAGCGGCTGCTCGCTGAGGTGCTTCTCGAGCTCGGTCCAGCCGTTATTCCCATCGTCGTGCCAAGCCCCGAGCGCCGAGCGCAGGGTTAGGAACAAATGCTTGGTCCACTCCGCGCGATGTCGGGCGCGGAGGACCTCTTGGCTGTGGAGAGCGACGACGGCGGCCATTTGAGGACCTAGATCCTCTGACCGGCGAAGCGCGGGTTGCCGTGGAACGTCGTTTCGCCCAGCGGCGGGTAAACCCTGTTCTTCTCGATGCGCTCCAGGTTTTCCTTTTGCATGATCGCGCGGTGTTCCTCAGCGGTCGGCTGCGAGGCCATGAACTCCTCTGCGGACACCGTCTTCGGCCGCGGTAGGTGCGACGCTTTCGCCGACGCCGGCGCGGCCTGCGCTTCCCTCGCCCGCTTCGCCTCTATCTGGCGAACCTGCGCGGTCGCCATCGTGTAGGTAGCGCCAAACGGCTTTAGGAGAGCGTGCAGCGCGACAATCTCCGCGTCGTCCTGCCAGCGCCGAAGCGAAACGCCGGCGCGATCATCGTCATCGGGCCAAGCCGCGGCGCCCTTGATGAAGTGCGGAAATGGGCGCCCGGGTGCAGGACCGATATCGGAAATATTGACCTCGTCGAGCACGGAGCGGAGCGTGCCCGTCATCGGCAGTGCATCAAGGAGCGCGTAGCCAAGCCGCAACGCCCGCGCGAGAGGTATCGCCCCGTCGCCGCCAAACACGGCGCGACGAAGCAATTCGCGGTATTCGGCCAGGACCTCGTTGCAGAAGGGCGCGCAGGCGGCGTCGAAAGGACCCTTATCGGTCAAAATCTCGGTATCGGTGCGTTCGGCGCGCTGCGCGATGCCACGCCGCAGCTGCTGAACACGCTGTAGGAATTCCTCGGCCTCCTGGAATTCGCGACGACGGCGATCGCGCACCTGGCGCAGCGCCTTCTCATCCTCATCGGTCGCGAGGGCGAAATCCAGCTCGGCATCCTCGAGAGCGGCCCGAGCCGCCTCTAGGGCACTGGCCGCGGGCGGCTCCGCCGCTGCGGACTCGACTCCCCGACGCTGCAGATCGCGGCGGCGGGCAAGCGCCGCCTCCAGTTCGGCATGTGGTCCCTCGACCTCTTTCGGTAACGCGGTGATGATGATCAGCATGGTCAAATCCCCTGTTGGGCTGGTTCTGGTTCTTCGAGCAGCGACCGAATGGCCGCGCACACGTTCGCGCCGAAGCGTTGCGTCGCATCGCGCAGGCCCACGTACGCTGCCTCGATCTTTTCATCAGCATCGGCAAGCCGAGCGCGAACGTCTGCGAGCGTCGCCTCGTCCATTTCGAGAGCGGCCTCGGCGAATTGCTCCCGCAGGTCCCGATGCTTCCCGAGAACTAGGGCGAGCTTGGCGCGCCGATCGACGATCTCGACGGGTAGGTCATCGATCTCGAAGGTCAAGGACATGATGGCTCAGCGCACCTTGATCAGTCCTGCTCTGACGAGTGCGCGATCCCACTCCGAAGCAGCGCCGTTCTTCGCAGGCCGCGAGCTGCTGGATCGATTGTTCTCGCTGGCGGTGACACCGACCGTCGCGAAGGCAGCACTCCACATGGCTTGTATTTGCGGCTTGTTGAGCCTCGACCCGCCGCCGCCGTAGTCGACCAAGTTCCCCAGATGGTCGAAACGCCCCCGCCGGCCGCCGTTTGCCGGCGGGGGGCTCGCTCGGCGCTGATCAACTCCGCGCGTGGCAAGTCGCGAAGAGGAGGCCGGCCGAGAAAGGTTTCTCATGAGGTTGCTCCAAGAAAATGATGCGTGGGTCAATGAGCCTGGCGACGCGGCCGCTTAGGTGGTTCGGTCAGCGCTTCCTCGACCATCATCGCCCTCGTGCCCTTGCGGATGAGCTGCTCGGCGGCCTGCATCGCCTGGCTCGGCGTAAGCCGAACAGCGGCGGCGCCGATACGGACGTTCAGGTCTTTCTCGATCAGGATGGGAAGGCGAACCATGCGCGATCTCCCGTTGCTCAGCAGAGGATCGCGAGCAGCGTGTGAAACGAATAGGTGTGAAACAAGCGTACAGAGCTCATGTCACATTTTTAGGATTCGTTGGATCTCCCGCACCCCTGGGAAAGGTGCTCCCGTTTCCAGGATGGCGCGCATCCGCCGGCGGCTCGGATCGGCTGATGAGGGCTCGGCCTGGCGGCGCTGATCGAGGCGAAACCCACGGGTCTGGTAATCACGGCCTAACTTGGCGATCACCTGTGCTTTTTTACGCAAACTCAGCCCAGAGAGGTCGCACGCCCACTCACGGATCTGGTCGTTGCGATACCTCTCGGCCTCTTTGGTCCACCAGGCGCGCTTGCCAGGGCCTGGTGTCAGTCCAAGCGCGGCCTCGAGCCTCAAACCATCGCGCGCCTCTTTCAGATAGCGCCGAACCTCACCGGCGACTTTCGCAGGGTTTGAAACGCCCTCGACGCGACCGTTCTCCAGGGCGGTCGCGATGGCGCGAAGATCGTCCGGGCTACACACAGCGCGCGCCTACAGTTGCCGACCGGCAAATCGGCTGATCCACCTGGGCACAGGAGCAGCTTTCTCGGGAGACGGTGGCGCGCGCTCGGCCGGCGCTGGCGGCTCGGTGCTCGCTGGCGATGGAGTCACGGGCGCCGCAAAGAGATCGGACTGGGCTGAGACCGGTGCCGCAGCGACCTCGCGTTCGGCTTCGATCGAGGCCCACTGCGCCGGGGTGAAGGTGCGCCACCCAATTTTTCCCGCGAGCGCCTCGGCGTAGACGGCGCAGTCGAGCATTTCGTTCCGGAGTGAGCGGGGTTTGATCCACTGGTAGATCGTGAACCCCTTGCGGTCGATGACCGCGGTGCGCTTCTCGGCGGTCAGCTGCTCGTAAAAATCGTCCTCGAGACCGGCCGGGAAATCGACATAACCACGCTGATCGGGGTCGGTGACCCGCAGGAACTTGTAGAGACCACCCTTCAGGCCATTGACGCCGACGTTGAAGAAACGGCCGGCGTATTTGACGAGCTTTCCGTCGCGCCGGCGTTCTTTGCGGACGATGGCGAGCGAGGGAGCCGCATCGCCGGCAACGCCGCGGACCATGACGACCCGCGATTTGGGGAAAGTCTTGGCCCAATCGAAGACGTCATCGGTCCACGCGTTGGCATCAATCCCGGTGAGATCGACCCGCCGGCGAGACCCAACCGCGGTCGGCCACGACCGGCCCACGAGCTCATTGAGCTCAGCGCGCGTCTCCGGGGTCGAGATATGGCCTTCCACGCGGACCCGATCGACAATCCAGCGCCTCAGATCCCGGCCCCAGCCCACGACGACGCCGTCGACATAATCGTCCTGAACGTCAAAGGAAAGCGTGAGCAGGAGCGCGCCGATCGGCACCACCCCGCGCAAGCGCTGGGCCTTCTCGGCGCGGTCCTTCAGTTCCTGCCAGGCCGGGGCTTCGCCAGGAAGCTCGTAAGCTCGCCCGGCGGTGTCATTCCACCAAACCTGCTCGCTTTTCGGATCGTCCTTCGCCTCCAAATATGCGCGGGCGATCCGCTCCCACGGCTCAAAGGGCGCGTAAGCGGCCCATACAAAAAAGCTCACGTCGGCGGCGCCTGGCTTGTGCGCCACCCATTCGCCGGCCGCGACGATCTTGGCGCGGTGCTTTTCATCGATGACGCCGCCGCAGTCGGGGCAGGTGAAGCACGCCCGCTCGGGGTGCTCCGGATCGATGTTCGCGATGAAATTCTCGGGCTCGAGCGGGTGACGATGGCCGCAGTGCGGACAGGGAACGTGCCAGTGCTCCTGGGTGCCAGCCATGAACGCGGCCGTGGTTCGGCACCTGCCCTTGAGCAGGCCGGTCCCGATCGCGAGGATCTTGGCATCCCTGAATGCCTTCGTCCGGCTCTCCGCCTGCGCCTCAGGGTCGCCGGCTTCGTTGTCCTCCCATTTGCTGAGGTCGTCTTTGACCAAGCGCTTCACCGAATACATCGACAGCGATGCCGCGCTGTTCGCCCCGCTGATCCGGAGCCAGCCAAGGCCATCGCGCCGCTCCTGGTGAAGCGTCGAGTTGCCGCCCTCTTTGCTCTGTCGCAGTTCGAATATCTGCCCAAGCCGGCGACAGGACCTAAGCATCGGGCGCCACTTCGTGCGGGCGTAGCCGGTCGCGTTCGGCTCGCTCGGATGGACGTGAAGGATGCCGCCAGGGTCGAGGTCCATAGAGGCCGCGACGAATATTTGAGCCAAGAGCGTTCCGCCCAGCTGGGCGGACTTGAGGAGAACAACCTGGCGCGAGGGATGGTCGGGCCCCAGCACCTCGAGCACCCGTCGGAAGAACGGCAGGCGGTCGGGGTCGTAGGGGCCAGGAAACGGTGAGTCGGGACCGAATTCCATGTGCTCAACCGCCCAGGCGTTGAGATCGATCGGGGGCGCCGGCCGCGCCGCCTGGGCGAAGAGCTGAAGCGCGAGGCGCTCGACATTGGCGACCAGCAGCTCAGACATCGCCGGCCATGCCGATAAGCTCGGGAAGCGCTACGGCGAGCCGCTCATCAGCCTCGGCGCGGGCCGCCCGGAAGGCTCGGACCTCTCGGCGCCAAACCTCGATCCCGTTACCGCCGGCGGCGATGTCGCGCCTGAGCTCAGCGAGGAGTTGATCCTGGCCCCAGCGCTCGAGCGACGCCCACAGTTCCTGAAGCCTGCGGCCGATTACCTTCCCCATGGTGTCGACGTTCGCCAGGGTTCCCGCGTGCTCGAGCTCCTCGCGGCGAAGACGGCGCAGCCTGAGATCGCTTTCTTCGATTCGCTGGAGGCGCTGACGCTCGATCAATGCGGCCGCGGCCGGCGTCGTCACAGCGTCGTCGCCGGCGGGAGGATGATCGACGTCGGTCGCGTGCCGAGCATGGTCGAGCCGCTCGCGCAGCTGCGCGTCGGCGATCTCGACATTAATGCGGCCATCGGCCGTCACCGCTTCGGCCGACAGGTGACCGCGCGCGAGCCAGGCTGTCACGGCACCCGGCGTCACACCATGACGCCGCGCGTATTCGCTTTTCGTGACGACCTCACTCATGCGCGCCCCTCCCACCGGGCGTCGATTCGACAAAGCGCGAGGCGTTTCACTCTTGGAAAATCCCGCGCGGCGTGAAACCTGCGAGCAGAAAACCCTCCCGAAGGACCCGTGATATCAATCGATTAGGAGTTCCAGGGCTCATCTCGCGGCCGTCAAAGCTTTCCTCAACTGCCGCTGCAGCTCGGGCCCGATCATCTGCCGCGCCACGCGGAGGGTCGCCTCTCCGAAGCGATAGCGCGTCTTGACTTCGACTGGATCACTGAAGCGGATCAGCAGCTTCAACCGCGGTGCCGATGATGGCGTCGATTTCAACCCGAGGCGCCTAGCGTGGCGCTGACCTTGTTTGACAGTAAGCCGTTGCCAGACCCCATCGACGCCCTTCACGCGGCCAACGAAGACATCAGGCCGACCTCGCAACCGGGCCAATAGGTTACGAGGGATGTTGCCGTATTGGTTGGTCGCCTGGTTGATCGGTCTCAGGATCGCTTGGCTGTTGCCGCTCAAGACCTGCAGGCCGCCCTCGATCTCAGGAGCGAGATAATGCGACTGGATCGGCGGGATATAGACGACCGCCTCGAGGTCGGTCTTGCGGGCCAGCTTAAGACGAAGACCCTGGTTTGTGGTGAAGGGCGTCGGGCGATCGAGCTGCTGGAATTCGGCCTGGCGCTCGGCTTTGATCGCTTCGGCGCCAACCGCATTGAGCGTTTGCGCCATCGCTTGCGGCAGCACCTTCCGTGCAAGCTGATCGAAGCCCCGTTCCCATTGGCGGGTGTCGACCTTAATCCTGAGCATTCTGCACCCCCTTGGCGATTGTCATGCCGCGTCCTCCCTCCGTGCACCCGGGATCGTGAGTAGGAGATTGGCCTGTGCCGACCTGCGGCGACGGTCGAGCACTTCAAGGTGGTGCGTGACCGAGCCCGGTGGGGAAGCCATCTCGTTGCACCACAAGACAACTCGTTCATCGGGCATTTGCTCGAGGAGATAGGTGGCTTGGGGGTAGGCCTCGTCTACCGCCTGCTTGAGGCGAGCTTGGAACCAGAGAAATTTGACCATCTGCGCTGGGTCCAAGCCCAGGGATCGCGCTAGCCTCGCGTTATGCGGGGACAGCTTTACGCGCGCGCTCGCAGCGGCTTCCTCTTGGAGAGACGGTTCCTTTTTCTCGTATAAGTTCTTTTCTACGTTTACGTAGGACGTGACACCTGTCACGCCCCGGTCACGCCCTGTCACGCCCTGTCACGCCCGTTTCCGTTTGTGCCCACGGTTGCGCAACCCTTTGAATAGCGTTGCCGATCCTGCGCCAGCCGGGCCCCAACGCCTTGGGTGCCGGCGTGACCGGTGTCACGCCTGTCACACCCGAAAGCGTGACATCAGCGTGACCAGGCGTGACAGGTGTCACCCCTCTCGTGACCGTGGATAATTCAGTGCGCTCGCGTTCGCGCTGACGGCGCTTGCGCAACGTCGCCGACTTAATCGCGGCCGCGGTGATCACCTGGGCCGTGGGAGCCGATATGCGGTTTTGAGGTTTTTCGGCGAGCGTAAGGCTTACGTCTAACCCTACTCGGCCAATCCGCAGGCGCAGTTTGGCCAGCCGCCGGGTGACCAAAGGATGGTCGCTGTCGGACATTCAGGCCATCCGCCGTCGCAGAGGCACGACGTTGTCCCGGTAGGTGACCGGCCTCGGTTTCTGTTCAAAGGGTCGCGGACGCGGTCGGCGCGCTACAATGAGCGCGTCGTCAGGCGACATACCCCGGTGCTCCGTCAGCCATTGAACGTATGCGTGCTCTATAGCTGCACGTCGCGGGGTGCGTGACGCCGTCGCCATGAGCTCGCTACACGCCGCCGTCTAGGAGGCGATCAAGCGCGACACGAGAGACAAGCATCCGAGACCCGACCCGGATCACCGGTACCCCCAAGTCGTTATTGCGCGCCGCCACATAGGCACTATTTCGTGAAATTCCGAGAAGCTGAGCCACCTCTGCGAGACTGTAGGTGCGGCGCTCGATCGGCGATGCAGACATGCCGCCCGGGTCGGCGTCGAAAATGGACATGACACATCCCCTAGGGACAATTTGTGCTCTGGGCACTAAATAGCATACTGGCGGGCGCCGGGTAAAATAATTTATTGCTAGAGCACTAAAATGAGCCTATTTCGGTATTGGATGCGATTTTATCGACGAGGCAGTGATGGCTGAACGCAGGGGTAGGCCCCGCGTCGAGCGCGATCCCAACGAACGAATCGCGATGTCGACGCGGGTCAGAGGTGAGCTGTTCAACAAGCTGAGCCAAGCCGCTCAGCGGAACGACCGACCACTTGGAAACGAGGTCGAGCTCCGGCTGGAGGCCAGCTTTCGCGACGAGCAAATGCTCGACGAGACCTTTTCCTTAGCTTTCGGCGAGAGAGCGGGTCTGGCGCGCCTCGTATGCGACGCGATCCGGCGCGGAGGCGGGTCCGCAGCCATAACTGAGCTGCTTAAACATGTGAAGGTCCCTGACGAAACGTCACAACCGGCCATGATGGTCCGCCAGATGATCAGCGACCTCGGCTATCGGGGTGATAGTCGGCTCAACCTTCCCACTGATCACGACGCGCAATTGCGGCGGAGGTACGGAGGCCCGCTTATGGATCAGCTCGAGCAAGCGGACCGTGAGATCAACGGCCCCCACGGAGGTGACAAATGAGCCAGGGCAGCATTACCAAGCGCGGCAAAGGTTACAGGCTCAAATACGAAGCAGCTAGCGCCCCTGACGGTTCAAGACGGACCCGGTATGTCACCTTCCGCGGCGACCGAGCGGCAGCGAAGAAAGAGCTCGCCCGTTTAATCGCTGCCGAGGTCGAAGGAAACGGCATCGACCCGAGCAAGGTGACCGTCGCGCAGCATCTGCGGACCTGGCTCGGCGGCAATCACGGCTTGAGCGGGAAAACGGTCGAGCGCTATCAGCAGCTCGCAGAGCAGCAAATCATCCCCTACCTCGGCGCGACGCCGCTTCAACGCCTAAAGCTTGCCCAGATCGAGGAGTGGCACGATACGCTATTGAACCGGGGCGGTAAGAACGGGCGCCCGCTGTCTGCGCAGACCGTCAGGCACGCGCACCGTGTCCTACACCGTGGGCTCGCGGTCGCCTTGCGCTTGGAAAAGGTCAACCGAAATGTCGCCAGCGCGGCCGAGCCGCCGAAAATCAAGGCCAGTGAGGTCACGATCCTGACCTCCGATGAGGTTGCAGAGATCATGACAAAGCTTTCCGATCACTGGTTGCGACCGATCTTTACCGTGGCGATCGGGACAGGGTTACGCCGCGGCGAACTGCTGGCGCTGACCTGGGGAACGATTGATTTCGATCGCGGCGTCCTACGGGTCGAGCGCAGCCTCGAGCAGACCCGCGCCGGCCTGCGCTTCAAAGCGCCAAAGACCCGGCAATCGCGGCGCAACGTGTCGCTACCGGCTTCGACAATCGACGCCTTGAAAGCGCACCGCGCAGCGCAGCTCGCCCTTCGGCTTCAGCTCGGCATGGGACGCCTTGAGGCGGACGATCTCGTCTTCTCAACCATCGACGGCAGCCCAATCCCTCCGAACAACCTAAGCCGGGATTGGGCTCGCATCAGCCGATCAAGGAAGCTTCCCAAGGTTATGCTACACGCGCTGCGGCACTCGCACGTTAGCGCGCTGATTTCAGCCGGCCTCGATGTACTGACCGTCTCGCAGCGCATCGGTCATGCCAATGCTGCGACGACGCTGAAGGTCTACGCCCATAGGTTCGCGGCGCGCGACGACAAGGCAGCGGAGGCGATTGAAGCGGCCTTCGGTGCCAAGAGATAGACCGGTGCCAAAACCGGTGCCAGTTCGCGGCTTGTTCCCAGGCGACGTTAACCGGTCGGTTGACCGGGCTGGCGTGGAACTCTAGAACTTAAGCCGCATACGCCGTGCACCCGCTCTTCGGTGGAGGGGTGGCCGAGTGGCTGAAGGCGGCGGTTTGCTAAACCGTTATACGGTTAACCC